TCACCTCATCTCCGACGACGGCCGGCACCTGCAGCTCAAGGGCGAGCGCGGGCTCGCCGACAAGCTGCGCGACGTGAACCAGCGGCTGCCCGTCGGCAAGGGGCAGCTCGGCGGCGTGGGCGCGACGGGCACCACGCTCGTGCTGAAGAACGCGGCGGACGATCCGGCACTCCTGCCGCCCGCGCGCGCGGCCATGAGGACCGATCGCATCCAGGGGCTCGTGTGCGTGGCGATCCACTGCCGCGGCCGCATCCTCGGCACGCTGACGCTCGGCCGCCGCACCCCGGAGCCGTTCACCGAGCGTGAGGTTACGCTGCTGGAGGCGACGGCGGCACAGATCGGGCTCGCGATCGACAACGCGCGCCTCTTCTCGGAGACGCGTGATCAGCTCGAGCAGCTCAAGCGCACGCAGGCGCAGCTCATCCACGCGGAGAAGCTCTCCGCGGTCGGCCAGCTCGCGTCCGGCGTCGCCCACGAGATCAACAACCCGCTCACCTCGATCCAGGTGTGCGCCGCCACCGTCGCCCGCAAGGCCAGCCAGTCGCTGGAGGACCGCCTTACAGGGGTTTCAATCTGAGGCACGCCCATGACGGGCATGCCCAAATGCTGAGGGGAGCATTAGGCTATGGCCGTCAACCAGGCTTCGCAATTTTCACTCGATATTGAAAACTATATTCAGGACAAGGTGTTGCCCTTGTCGCGCAAGCAGCTGGTGGCCTATCAGTTTGGCGACCCGCTGACTCTGCCGGAAGGCCGTGGCACCACCTACACCGCGACCCGGTTCAATCGTCTTCCCCTCCCCTTCGCCCCCATCAGTGAAGGTGTTCCGCCGATTGGCGAGACGATGACCATCACGCAGGTTTCAGCGACAGCCCAGCAGTGGGGTGACAAGGTCACCATTACCGACGTGGCCGAGTTGACCATCAAACATCCGCTCTTTGTCCAGGCCACCAACCTGACTGCGCTGCAGGTGGCTGAAACCTACGAGCGCAATACCTTCAACGGCATCATGGCCGGCACCCAGATCAACTACGTGAACTCGCGCGGCGCGCGGGCATCGCTGGTCGCTGGCGACGTCATCAACCCGCATGAAATCAACCGGGCTTATGGCGCTCTCTTCACCCTTGGCGCTCCGCGCTACATGGGTGACGAGCAGACCGATACTAAGATCAAGGCGGAAGCCGGTGGTGACAAGGCGTCGGCAGACCCTCGCAGGATGCCGCACTATGTCTCCATCATGCATCCGCTGGTGGCGCAGGACTTCCGCGAAAACTCAACAGTTGTAACGGCTTGGTCCTATTCAGACATCAACCGGCTTTACAACTATGAAGCTGGTGAGTGGGGTGGCATCCGGTTCTGCCTCTCCAACATGGTGCCTACCTTCACCGGCGCTGCGGCGGTTACGGCCCCCACCGGCACGTCGGGTGGTTCACTGGCCACCAACAGCTATTACATCATCGTCACTGGCTCTGACACGCAGAACCAGTATGAGAGCCTGATCACGCAGGTCACGGGCGCTGTGTCTGTGACCGGCCCGAACGGCGCCATTCAGGTTACGGTGCCGTCGACTGCTGGCTACACTTACTCGGTGTATGTTGGCACCACGACGTCGCCAACCAACCTCGGCCTGTCCTCGTCTGGTCCTACCACCGGCCCGATGGCTGGGCAGGCAACCCAGATCGCAGCTGGCTCGACTGTTGTCATCACTGGCACTGGCGTTGCGCAGACGCCGCCTGCAGCCCCGGCAACAGGCATCACGGTGTATCCGACCTTCGTCATCGGCCGCGGCTCTTATGGCATCGTGACCTTGGACAACACCAAGTTCACCTACCTGAAGACCGCCGACAAGTCGGACCCGTTGAATCAGCTCCGCGTCATTGGCTGGAAGTGCTATTGGGGTGTGCTGCTCGAGAACAACCAATTCTTCATGAGAATTGAGAGTACCTCGGCCTTCAGCGCCACCTTCGGCTAAACAACACAGGAGCCCTCAGATCCGGGGGCTCCTCCTCTCTTTGGAGCGCTGCACATGGCATTGGGCACGATCGGCACACTTGCAACCAACTCGCTTCAGACGCCTGGTCCTTCCCAGCCGGTCTCCGACGCCAACGTGGCGCTGGTGGCGAATGCCATCAAGGATGATCTCAACCCGGCGCATCCGATCTTCCCCGGCGCCTTCAGCCGCATGGGTATCCTTTTCATTCCCAACCGTGGCATGCTTAGAGTGCTCCCCACTGATTACGTGGCGATTGACAGCACCGGCTGGCCTATCCTGCTCAGTGCTGCAGCGGTTGCTGCAAAGTGGACCTACACACCCTAAGAGGACGCTATGGCCAAACCAACGAAGCCTTTACCGCCAGCTGCTACTGGCGCCGTCGACCTGTCCCTTCTGACGCCGGAAGATCTGGCGGCCATTGAGCAACAGGCTGAAGAGTCGGTTGCTGCTGAAGCCAAGGCTGCGGCCAAGGCACATGCGCTTGACGAGGCCAAGAAGAAGGCGCGGCGCAAGCGTGATCCGAAACAGGAGATGGTCAACATCACCATCGACGTGGCCGAGTATTCTGACCGCATCACACTTGATGGCACGATCTACATGCATGGGCATATTTACACAGTGCCACGCCAGCGCGCCGCCGTGCTGCAGGACATCATGTTCCGCACATGGGGCCACCAGGCCGAGATTGATGGCAAGAAGAAAGACTACTACCGCAAAGCGAAGAACGTTGTTCTGAGCCCGACCTCAGCATAGGAGAAGTTATGGACGAGAAGGTACCGACCGAACCAGCACTTGGCATTTCAGTTGAAGCGACCGTCGACAACACAAGGAAAATTGTCTTCCAGACTTTTCTTCCGCAGACATCGACGGGAGCCCAGATTGACGAGCTCCTTAATAAAGTTCTTGGGTCTGCCGAACGTATTGGTGCCAAGAACCAGTTGAAGGTGTGGCAGCACAAGCTGCAGGATGATGAAGGCAAGCTGGCGCTGTTCAAGAAGTCTCTTGGAGAACTTGACGAACGGCACAAGGCAGATTGGGGCGCTACTAAGCGAGGTGGTGAGTTCAAGCTGACGCCACAGCAGAAGCAGGAACGTAATGCCTGTGAGTCGTCGATTGAGCGCTACAACCAGGAAATTAACATCGCCAAGTTGAACATCGCGCAGTACGAAAAGACCTTGGCGGACGCGAAAGAAGCGGGATGAAATGGCTCTCACTGCAGCGCAGATTTGCAACCTAGCGCGACAGATCGCGAAATGCCCCGGCTACACAGCACAGTCGGGGTATTTTCTTAACACGATCCTGCAGGAGCTTTGTCAGACCTACGACTTCGAGGTTATCCGCAAGACCTACAGTTTCAATTTTGATACCTCAGCAGGGCCTGCCTATGGCAAAGCCGCGGGCAGCGGGCCTAACCTCCTGCCATCGGACTACCTGCGCGCGAAGAACAATGAAGCCATCTATGTGATTCAGGGCGTGCAATACGTCATGATCAATGTAGAGCAGGATGAATTTGACGCGTTGGTGCAGACCACCGGGCTCAACAACTACCCGACGCTGTTCTACGTGGACATGTCGCAGGATGATCTGGCGTCCCCAGGACTTTACTGCTGGATGCCGGCCTCCGGTGCTTACCCGGTCACCATCAAATATTACCCATTGATGCCTGACATCACGACGCCTGAAACGTCGACGGATGTCCCTTGGTTTCCCAACACCAACTACCTTATCCGCCGTCTCGCTGGTGAGTTGATGACCATCACCAATGACGATCGCGCGATGCAGTTCTTGGGTGACGACGAAGACGCCACGCCCTTGGGGGCCGGGGTCATTCTGCGTAAATACCTGACGATGCAGAATGATCCCGAGGGGCGCGTGAAGACAGTTGCTCTTGACCGGCGTCTGTTTGGCCACAGTCGCCTCGGGCTTCCTAACACCAAGCAGGTCGGGTGGTGAATGAATGACGCTTCGCCGCTCAACACCTTTGCCCTTCTCGCCTGTAGGTCTGTCTGACACGCTGGATGGTACCAACGTGCTCAAGGGGGCGATGTCGTCCCTGCAGAACCTGATCCCAGACCCCACTACCAAAAATCTCTGGCAATGCCGCCCGGCCTCTCTCGAGCTGATCGACTTCGCCGGCACGTTCGCAGGCGCTGGCTTCGTCTCAGCACAGATTGTTGTTGGCACGCGCGTCTATGGCATGATCGCGACCAGCCGCAATCTCGGCCATGACGAACCTTTTGCCTACGATCTTGTGACAGGCATGTTCGTCACGATCTCGGGCGTGACGGCTGGCAATACGCCTATCAGCCCGGCGACAACCGGGGCGTGGACGCCACCAACCATGACCGTGGTGGGCACTTACATCCTGATTACCCATCCCGGCTATACGGGCTCGGGCGGCGTGATGTTCGGCTATATCAATATTTCAAACCCGGCATCGCCAGCCTACAATGGCACCAACACGGCGACCAATGCGCTGCCGACCCCTCCCGTGGCGGTGAAGGGCTTCAACGATCGCGCGTATTTCCTTGTGAACCCGCCGACGGGGCAACCAGCAGCCTATTTCACCGACATCCTGGCGCCGCTGACCATTACCACCGGCACCAACATCATCACCTTCGACGACAACGTACCGTTGACGGCGCTCGGTGCTCTCCCGCTCAACACCCAGTTTGGCGGCATCATCCAGGCCCTGGTTGTCTTCAAGGGCGCCACCAACATGTATCAGATCACGGGGGATGCCGCCTCGACGTCCAACCCACTGGCCAAGAATGCCTTGAGCGTGGCCACCGGGACGCTGGCCCCCAACTCCATTTGCCCGACGCCAAAGGGGCTCGCCTTCATGGCCCCCGATGGCATCCGCATCATTGACTTCAAGGCCAATGTGACGGACCCGATCGGAGATGCCGGCCAAGGTGTGACGGTGCCCTTCAAATACTCGGTGGTGCCGTCGCGCGTGGCGGCTGCCTGCAACGCGACGGTGCTACGCATCACCACCCAGAACGGCTATGCCAGTGGGACACCCACCAGTGAGTACTGGTTTGACCTTCCTCGAGGCTGCTGGAGCGGCCCGCACACCTTCCCGGCATCGTTGATCAGCGTCTACGCCAACACCTTCCTGATCTCGCCTGTAGGTGTGCCGGCCAAGATGTTTCAGGGAGACGGGGCTCAAACCTCGATCTCGACCTTCGTTGAGGACGGCGTACAGCTGACCTTCAACTATGCCACTGCCATGCTGCCTGACACCCAGCAAATGAGCGAGAACGCCATTATCGAGGCGACGGTTAACTTCGCTTTGGCAGCTGGTGGCAGCCTGTCCGTGACAGCGAGTGACGAGAACGGGGCAGCGCTCGGTACCTCAACCATCACAGCGCCCGCGCAGACCACGATCTGGGGTGGTTTCATCTGGGGCGCTGCACTCTGGCAAGGTGGCCAGAACGCGCTTGCACCACGCCAGATGGACTTTAGTGAGCCCGTCGTGTTTCGCCGCTTGAGCATTTCTGTTATTGGGAACTGTGCGGCCGGCGTAAAGGCTGGCGATATGTTTCTTCGGTACGAACAACTCGGCTACCTGCAACAGCGGAGCTTTGAATGACCACGATTATTGGCACGCTGCCTTTCCAGTTGCAGAACGGAACGACCGCGGACGCCACGCAGGTCATGGCCGACTTCAATAAGATCCTGACCGACGTCAATGCCAACGCTGCTGGCAACGGGGTCAACACTGACATCACGGCCCTCACGGCGCTGATCACGCCCATTACGCCCGCGCAGGGGGGCACGCCGGTCTATTTCGCCTCGACGTCAGGCGGCAGCGCCAACGCTCTCACGGTGGCATCTCCGACGCCCAGCGGCTTCACGCTCGCAGTTGGCAAGCGCATTTCGTTCGTTGCAGGTACCACCAACACCGCAGCGGCAACCCTTAACGTCAACTCCACTGGCGCAACTGCAATCCGCAAGATCTCTTCCAATTCGGGCCCGATCGCACTGCAAGGTGGCGAGATCGTCATCAACAACACCTATGAGTGCCTCTATGACGGCACCTATTTCATTCTGCTGAATCCGACGCCTCAGTTCTCAAACCTGACCAGCATCGCGTCGGCAGCCACCACCGATCTTGGCACAATCAATTCCCACAATATCAACATCACCGGTACCACTGGTATCACCAGTTTTGGCAGTAGTGCCGACGTGTCTTTCCCGATCTATTTTGTCCGCTTTGAGTCGTCGCTCACACTGACCCACAACGGTTCATCGTTCTACCTGCCGGGTGCGGCCAACATCGTGACCACGGCCGGCGACTGGGCCATCGCTGAGTATGTTGGCAGCGGCAACTGGATCGTTATCAGTTATTTGCGCCTCAACGGAACGGCGGTTGTCAACCCGACACCGCTGGCAGGTGCGTCGGGTGTCACAATCACCAACAACGCCGGCACGCCAAACACCTCGATCGACATCACGGCTGCATCGGCGGTGATGATCAACCCGACCGGCAACGTGCCTATTTACGCGACCAGCATCTCACTGACCGCCAACTGCACCACGACGGGTGCCAATGGTCTGGACGCTGGCTCACTGGCCGCGGCAACGTGGTATTACATTTATCTCATCAGCAACGGCAGTGCGACGGCTTCGCTGGTCTCCACCAGCGCAACCACACCGACGATGCCATCTGGCTATATCTACAAGGCGCTCGTTGGAACTTTCAGAACCGCTACCGGCTCGGCCAATTTCATGGGCCTGCGCCAGCGTGGCCGACTTGTGCAGTATGTGGTGGGGCTTGCCCAGACGACTGTTCCCCAGATCATCATTTCCGGTTCCTCGGGCAGCGTGAGCGTCCCCACCTGGACAGGCACCGCGATTGCAACATGGGTACCTTCAGCTGCAGGGCTTGCCACCGCCATCAAGGTGTCCTTGTTCGGCGCGGGTGCCAGCAACGTCCAGAGCATTGCCGCGCCAAATAACAGTTACGGGGCTTATAGCTCGACCAGCAACCCGCCACCCTTGGCCACGGGCGCCAATACGGGCGCGGGCGCCAATAACTACACCACCGTTATGGGCGACTTTGTGCTTGAGAGTGGCAATATTTACTACGCCTCAAACGGCGCGGGTAATGGGCTTGTCTGCGTCGGCTGGGAGCTGGATTTGAACGTCAGTTGATGGCGTTTTACGAGTGTGATAGGTGTTCAACAAGGCTGTGAGCCTTCAGGGGGAGAATTATGATGGTTAAGCGGTTTTTGACGACGGCAGTTGCTTTGATCGCAGCCGCTGGCATTTCATTCGGTGCCCAGATCGCGACCTTTACGGGCCCGCAAGACCCCAGCCAGCTGAATGCCAGCCTCAATACGCTGGTGGCCAGCATCAATTCCTCGGTCGGTGCCCTCGGCGCCGGCACGGTTGCAGCCTCGACCACGGCAACCACCGTTGAATCGACGCTGCAGTCTTATACTCTTCCGCCCGGTGCTCTGTCCGCGGCCGGCCAGGCCATCCGTGCCTCCTGCTGGGGTACCACCGGCGCCAATGCCAACAACAAGACGATGAAGCTCTATTTCGGCTCGTCCGTCGTGACAACGCCGACCGCGGCCACCAACAACGGCACCTGGCTGCTGCGCATGGTTGTGCTTCGCAAGACCGCGACCACGCAGGGCTTCATGGGTGATGGCCTCGTCAACACCACCGCAGTTGCCCCGTCGGTCACCGATGGCGCGGAGACGCTGGCCAACGGCATTCTGATCAAATGCACGGGCACCAACGGCACCGCGTCGGCGTCCGACATCACAGCCAACGGCCTTCTGGTCGAGGGCATCAGGTAAGGAGACCACGATGGCGAAGTCAGGTAACGGCGGGACCAACCACCAGCCGTCACAAAAAGACGCCTCAATGACCATCAAAGGGGGCAGCGTTAATGACAGCCCGGTTAGGACGAAACCGGCGTCGACACCGAAAAGTCTCGGCCCAAGATCCGCCTAAAGATCCCGAAGCGCTCTCATACCAGTGGGAGCGCTTCGGTCCTATCTCGAGTGAGCTACCCGGTCCCTTCCTGAAAAACTGGGAAGAGTCAGGGTGTTTGCAGGACCAGGTCACATTCGACGTGAACTGGAACCACTATTTCGATTGCGACCTTGCCGGCAGGCTGATCGTTCTGACAGTGCGGCGCAACACGGTTCTGGTGGGGTACGCCATGGTGATCAACTACCCGCATCCTCACCACGTCGGAACGGAGTGGGCTCACGTTGACTGCATCTGGTTGAACCCGGCCTATCGCCTTGGGTTTGCTGGCATGCGAATGATCCGTGAGCTGGTGCGCTATCTCGACAAGGCCGGGGTGCAGGCCGTAACATGCGGCATCCCGCTGCAGCAGGAGCGCGTGGGCAAGCTGTTGAAACGCTACGGGTTCGGGCCGGTTGAGACGGTCTATGCGAGGATCAAGCCATGAGCTTCCTGTCATTCGTCGGACCAGCGCTGGGCGCTGCATCGTCGCTTTTCGGCATGTTCGGCAACAATGACAAGCAACAGCAGGCCCCGCTCGGCTACCAGTATCAATACTCTCCGCAGGCTGACCAAGGTGCCTTCGGCAGTGCAAACAGCATCGCCGGCCTCGGCCAGATCGGACAGCAGCTGGGCCAGCAGGCCATCTCCAACCCGTGGCAGTCCTACGGCGCGCAGGGGGCCTACAACGCCAGCCAGATGGGTCAGGGTGTCGCCAACAACGTGGCCAATTACGGCAACGCACAGTCCCAGCTTGGCCTGTCACTGGTGCCCTATGCCCAGCAGATCGGGCAGACCGCGTTTGATCCGCAGGGTGATCTCTACGCCCGTAACCAGTTCCGCAATGATCAGCAGACACAGGCTGGTCTTGCGGCGCGTGGCTTGAACATGACGCCGTATGGCGCTGGTGTGGCCAACGAGAGCAACAAGAATTTCAACCTCGATTGGGAGAACGCCCAGCTGCAGCGCCAGATCCAGGGAGGCAACGCGCTCGGCAGCCTGATCAACACCGCTGGCTCCAACGTCAATTATGGTCAGCAGCTGGCGTCCACGGCGCCCGGCCTGTATCAGACCGCGTCACAGTACCCTTATCTCACCCAGCAGGGCTACACTAACGACGCAATCAGTGGCCTTAACAACTCGAGCCAGCTGACCCAGAACGCCTTTGACGACTACATGAAATATCTGACGGGCGGCAACTCCGCGACCCAGACCGCACAGTATGGCACGTCGGTCAACAACGCAGCCCAGAACACCAATTTCAACCAGAACCAGACCCTTGGCCGCAATTTCGGCGCGTCGCTGAATGGGCTGGCCAATGGCAACTGGAACTGGCTCAACAGCCTGAGAGGGTAGTCACGGTGAATCTCTCAGGGCTCAGCGGTCTCTCGGCAACGTGGCCTGGTTATCAGGAGGCCGAGACCACTTTCCAAGGCAACGAAGCGGCCAAGCTGAAGAACCAGCAGACGCTGATCGATCGCGCTGGTGCCGAAGCCTATGGCAATACGCTGCGTTATTTCGGTGGCCAGCAGCCCCAGACCGCGGTCCCGACCGGACCATCCGCGCCGCCGCCTCAGATGGCACCCCCACAGGGTGGACCGTCGCCACAACCCCCCGCGCCGGGCCAGCCGTCGGTGCCCATGCAGCAGCCGGGGCAAGGAGCCTCAGCGGCACCTCCTCAAGGCGCGCCTCCTGCAGCCCCTCCTGCGCCCATGGCCGGTGTGCCGTCGCCACAAGGGCAGCCGGGGTCTGGACCGTTGGACTGGCGCACGATCGCTGCCCATGTGGCCCATGCCAATCCCGGTGCACCGCCCGCGGTAATTGCAGCAGCGGTGGACCGCTTCACGCCCCTCATGAATGCCCAGTCGCTGCAGGACTGGCGTGTCCAGTCGCTCAAGGTGCAGAACCGCAACGCCGACATCCGGGAGGACACCGCGGACGAGACTGCGGAAGCCCGCAAGGAGCGCTTGCGACTGCAGGCCGAAGCTGAGCGGGGCCGCAACAAGCGCGCAGACATGGTTGACGAGCGCAGCCGCTACGGCATCAACACCCGTGACGAGCGCGCGGCCACCAACGAGGAAGGCCGCAACAAGCGGGCAGCCGACGCTGAGGCCGGCCGGATGGAGCGCTTTGCCGTCTCGGATGCCACGCGTCGCGAGCTCAACACCCTGTCTCTGGAGACACGCCGCGAAATCGCCCAGCGGGCACAGGCTGGCCAGGATAACCGGCAGGAGTTGTCTCTGGCTGCACGTGCCGAGATTGCCCGACTTGGCCGTGAAGCTCGCCAAGAGGTGGTTGAAGTCATGGAGGCAGGCCGTGAACGCCGGCAGGACCAGTCCATCGCCTCGCGCGAGAAGGTGGCTGGTGAGAACCGCACGTCTCGGGAAAATGTGGCAGATGCCGGCCGGGCTTCTCGGGAGAGTATAGCCGCCGACTCACGTGCCCAGCGCGACCAGCAGTTTGCCACCCGTGAAGACCGCCAGGAGCGCGGCATGGGTATCCGTGCCGATATAGCACGGGAACGCATCAACGAGGGTCACAACCAGTTTGCCACCCGCGAGGATCGGCAGGAGCGCTCGCTTGGCATTCGGCAGGATCAGGGACAGCAGCGTCTTGATCAGGCTGCGGCCAAGGAAGGTCGCATCGCCGCCAACGCCAAGGTGTCGCAGGACCAGCGCTGGCAGTCCCTTGAACAGCAGCGCCAGGCCGCTGAGAACCGCGCTGTGGCGTCCAAGGATAACCGGGACATCTCGGCATGGCGTGCCGTGGTCGACGCCCAGAACCGGCGCGCTCGCGAGGTGATCAACGCGTCGGGTTTCATGCCAAATGCCAAGGATCGCAAGGCGTTGCTGGACCAGCAGGACCAGTTTTATCGCCAGCAGATTGCGGATATGCAGAACCGGGTTCGGGGCGGGGGGAGTGGCGCAGGGGCACCTAACAATGCTCCTGCGACGCCCGCAGCGCCTGCGGCACCGCAGCCTGCCGATCTGACACCACCCGTGGCGGCATTGAAGCCCGGTGTTGTCACCGCGTTCAAGAACGGGCAGGAATGGACGCTGGAGAACGGGCAGCCTAAACGGGTGAAGTAATGGCCAGCATCCCGCGCGTTTACATTACCGGGGGGACTGGCGTCGGCACCCAGGATGTCAACTGGGAAGTGGCCGGCGAGCGGCCAGCTGATAACCCGTGGGAGCCTGTTCAAGAACGCCCGGCACAGGCAGCCCCTGCTGCGCCCACACCCGCGGCGCCTCCTCCAGCTGAGCCACAGGCACCTCCCGGTGACGACTGGCAGCCGGTAGAGGAGAAGCCACTCAACAGCTATCTGTCCAAGGCGCTCGAGCCCATTACGTCGCTGCCTCGCGTCTATGGCGAGAAGGTCGCGGAAGCTCGCCACCAGATGGACGAGGGCACTGAGCAGGCGCTGAATGGCGACGGCTGGTGGGAGAAGCTGAAGGGCGTCGGCAACACTGCCATGGGCGTCATGAACTATGCCACGGCGCCGATCACTGCACCGGTGAACACCATCGTTGGCAAGCCGCTCGAGGAGAATTTTGGCATCCCCCATGAATACAGTGAGTTTGCCGCCCAGCTGGCCATTCCCGGCATTGGTCTGCGGGGCACTGCGACGGGCGCTGCTGTTGGCAAAGGGGTCTCCAAAGGGCGACGGCTGGCTGAAGAACTCACATCACCCGACACAGTAAGTCCAGCGGCGGAAAATGCCGCCACGGCCATCCGCTCGGCCACGGGCAACGCGGCGCGCGCCACCGCATCCACCGAGGCAGAGCTTGATCAATTTCAGAAGATCATCAACCAGCTGCCCGATCGCAGCAAGCTCGACTTGGTGGACTACATCGAGCGCCGCTCCACCGCGGGCGGGCCAGTCATTCCCAAGTCGCTGCAACCGGTGGCGGACAGCATCCGTGGCGCTCTGCAGGAGCGTATGACAGCATTGCAGGCATTACCATCAAAGGCGCAGGCTCAGTTCATTGAGGACTACTATCCGCATTTCTGGAAAGACCCCAACCAAGGTCGTGCGTTTGCGGCCAAGTTCGGCTCCAAGGAGGGCAGTGGCGCCAATCTCAAGAAGCGCGAGATCCCCACCATTGCCGACGGCATTGCAGCCGGGCTGGTGCCTTCTACCGTCGACCCGATCGCAGCGACGTTGAAATACGTCCAGAACATGGACCGCTTCATCGGCACCACCAAGATCATGGACGAGGCCATCGCCAACGGCACTGTGCGTCGCTTCACGCCAGGTATGCAACCGGCCGGCTGGGTTGAGGTGAACACCGCTCGCGCGGGTGACTTGCCCTTCTACGCGCCTAAAGACTGGGCGCGGGTGTATAACAATTTCACGTCCAAGGGCGCGCACGGTTGGGGCGGCGGTGAGTACGGCGAAACCTATGACATGCTACGGCGGGGCTCCGGCGCCCTGACCGCGCTCGAGCTTGGTCTGTCCGGTTACCATGCCCTGACCATGGGGCAGGAAGCCATCGTTAATGGCATCGCCAAGGCGGTTGACCAGCTCGCGGCAGGGCAGCCATGGCGCGCAGCTGGGTCTGCGCTGCGCGCGCCACTGGCACCTGTCGCGCTTCCGCTGAAAGGCCACCAGCTCGAGAAGGTCTATCTCGGCAAAGCCACCGGTGACCCGCTAATGCGGCAGATCACGGATCTGCTAACCGAGGCCGGGGGCCGCGCCAAGGGAGGCAAGAACCACGCGCTTGACTATGAGTACTCGCGGCTCGGCTCCTATGTCACGGCGTTCAAAAAGGCGACGCTGAAGGGTGAACTCGCGGAAGACCTGAAGGACATTTACGGGCGCCCGATCGTTGGAACCGCCAAGGCAGTGACACGCAACGTCGGCCGCATCATGGACACCGTGGCCCAGCCGCTGTTTGAGAAATACATCCCTAAGATGAAGAACGGCGCGTTCTACGAGAACATGGCCGACTGGCTACAACGCAACCCGCAGGCGACGCGCGAACAGCAGATCAAGGCTGCCCAGCATATCTGGGATAGCATCGACAACCGCTTTGGCGAGATGGTGCAGGACAACATCTTTTGGGACAAGTTCGCTAAGCAGGCAGCGATGCTCAGCCTGCGATCGTTCTCATGGACGCTCGGTGGTCCCGTCCGCGAGATTGGCGGCGGTGTGCGGGATCTCGGCCGCGTTGCCATGGGCGGTCCATGGACCAGCAAAGCCAGTTATGTCATCGCGCTGCCCTTCACGTTCGGTTTGCTCAACGCAACCTACCAATTCCTGAAGACTGGACAGCCTCCCGAAAGCATGCAGGACTTGCTGGCGCCGCGCACGGGCGGTGTCGACGCGCGCAGCGGCCTTGACGAACGTATTTTGATGCCCGGCTACATGAAGGACGTTTTTGGCTTCATCAAGCACCCGGTCCAAGAAGCAACGAACAAACTTTCTACCGGCGTGCGCATGCTGGGCGAAACTATTTCGATCGCGGATGGCCAAGGGGGGAAGGACTGGCGTGGCGACCCCATTCTGTCTCCACCGGACCCGAGTGGTGCGGCGAATGCCCCGCGGTGGCTGGTTGATTACCTGACATATCTGCGAAAGAACATCGGGCCAATCACCATCCGACAATTGATGCAGGGGCCGAAAGAAGGCAGCAACCTGAATGCTGTCGAGCAAGCTCTTGGCACGCGCACGTCGTCGCAATACATGACTGACCCACAGGGTTATCAGGACATGATGACCAAGCTGCGCCAGCGGGCATGGACCAAGAAGCGACGTTATGAGGAGAGACAGAAAAGTCTCTATCAGGGATTCAGCGAATGATGGACGACAAACCGGACTATCTCAAAGATCGACGTGCCAGGCTGACAGATCTGGTGCTCGACTTCGCGCAGTCCATCATCGACGACCCCGACGCACCGCCAAAGCTGCGCGCTCCCACACCGCGTGTTTCGGTGGCAGCGCCTGTACTGCGTGCTGCGTCGCCTCCAGCCTATGTCGACTATGACAACGCCAGCGGGCTTGACGCTCTGACCACCAAGGCACTCCAGAAGGCCGAGGAGATCCTCGATCTGCCATTGGAGATGGGTGATAAGGACTTTGCCACTGTGCTGCGTGCCCAGCAGGGCATGGTGACGTCGCTGCTGACCACTCAGGTGCGGGTGGACGAGGGCAAACTACGGCAGAAACAGGCCGACATCATGCCAAGGCTGCTGGATCTCTTAGAGGTCGAGCAGGCGAAGCTCCCAGAGCTTCGAGCTTTGAACTGAGCTCGTCCACACTCGCCAGCGTGCCGCTCAACATCGGATGCCTGGCGTTCACCTCAATGCAGGGCATCTGACCGGACGCAAGGTCGGTCCCGGCGCCGAGAGTGAACTGGTGGCGTGGTCGTAGCACAATGAGTTTGTTGTGCAGATCCCGCACCACGTGGCGCAGCGCGAGCTCGCGCTTGCCCAGCCACTCCTTGAACGCGGCTTCCGAGATGTAGAGCATGCCGGTATTGAGTTCATAGCGGATATGCAGCTTGCGCCAAGGTTTGGCGATCGGCATCTGGCGCTGCTGCGGTTTGAACTTGTCGGCCACCACCAGGATGCTGTCGATGTTGTCATTCAGGAACTCGGAGAGCACATTGACGTTGTAACGCTCGTTGCCCGTAATGCCGCTCTCAGCCTCGTCTTTGGCGCGAGAAATAAGCTGCTCAACAGCCCAGTCGACAATGCGCTCGGGTGAGAACGAGACCAGGTCAAGCTGACGCACCATCTGACCTGCAAGCGCAACTGACGCCAGCGTGCGAACCCAGAAGCGATGCTGGCTGTCGAGTTTAGTGCGCGCCCAGATCTCGTCAGTCACCTTTGGCAGCTGCGTCTTGACCCACTCGAGCGTTTCGTGCTGCGTCAAATAGCGCAGGTACAGGTCGCCAGCATGGCCAGCGTTCTGCTGCAGCGTCATCTTCAGCCGGTCGCCTAGGTTTTTCTGGATCTCTTTCGGGAGCGTGGCCTCGAACTCGAGGACGCGGAACGCTTGCGCGTCCGTACCTTGTGCCGAAAGCAGATCAACCAGTGGCTGATTGGAAGCCGAAACCAGAATGGTTTGCCACGACGCCTGCGTGTGCTGGATCTGGGCATCCGCCGTCCCCCGCATTTTGTCGCGACCGTTGGTGAAGACGATGACGAACTCCTTGATGATGGCGGGGTCACGGTTGGTGAGCTCGTCATAGATCACGGGCAGGTGACCCAGCACACCAAGGGTCAAACCCTTGGCAACTTTGGTGTCGATGTTGGTCAGCGCGAGCCCTTTGTCCTGGCCCCATACCGACGCAACAGCGGCCAGAGAAGTGGATTTGCCAGTGCCAGAACCCCGACTGAGTAGAGAAACAATGGCGCCTCCTTCTGTAGTAGAATGGAAGCGCATGAGAGGAGCGGCAAAGCTGCAAAGTAAAGCAAAAGACTGTGCTTCGCAGCCAGCTGCAAAAAGCTGCGACGCGGCGTCGGTCCACTTTTCGATTGATCCGTTACGAGCGGGAGCAAGCCACTGACTTCGCAATCCGATCTCGGCAGATCCTGAAGCGGGGCGATGCTCGCCATCTTCATAGAGGCGATCTCCATAGAGAAACCGCGTGTCATCCTTCCATCCGAACTGGTCATAGCGCCTCTCCAGATCGCGGTTCTCGTGATAGGTGTCCATGGATTCTCTTACAAAGCGTTTGAACAGATCCGAGTCATGAATGACGGCCCCTTGCTTGGCCATCTCGGCAATGCCCCCCGACGAGAAAAACGTCCCGGCGTCGAGCGTGATGACCTTCCAACCTGCCTTGGGAAAGAAGATCTGGAAGTTCAATGTATGGACTTTATCGGTAAGTTCACCACCTTGGATATTATCAACGTAGATCGTGTTGTTTGAGATCAGCTTGAACGCTTCGTCCGCACCGCCTTTGAGGTTTTTCTTTTCCGTGAGGTAGACGAGGGCTTGGCCGCGGTAGGCGAAGCTGGGCGGCGGGAGCGGGATGCTGACGTTGCCGACGACGGGTGCTTGAACACCTGGCGCCATCCAGGGAGCGGGTTTTCCATCGTCGGGTCGAGTAACACCATCTCCCAGCGCTTGCGGCTGGTGCTCCACTGCCACCCGGCCCAGCTGGATGGGGGACGTGATACGTCCTGCAAACGGGCATCCTTTGCAAGCAGCAGGGTCCAGACCGGCAAACTTGCTACAGGTGGTTGGTCCGAACTCACCGGCTCGGTCGAGTCGGTCTTCGGTTTCAGCATGGCTATAGCCTCGATAAGAGCTTGACCAAGCGTGTCCAAACTCTCTTCCATCCGTGCAAAATGCAAGGACACCGAGTCCCGCGTACCAAAGAGGTTCCGCGATATTCCCTCCAGTTTCCCGAAAAGCGCCGAGTTGTTTGCACTGGGCGGCGATGGGTTCTGCAAAGGTTGGCTCGTTTCCGTAAATATTGATGGCGGCAGCGACAAGATTGCGCCGGCCACTTCCTGCGAAGTTTCCCAGCTGAGGACGTAACCGCGCTGGTACATTACTCTGTTGATCGTTGATGCCAATCTCAGTTGGTCGGTCATTAAGCGCTCCAAATTCGTCCAGGGAGTAAGGTTCAAAAATCTCGCCTACGCGGACAATCTTTTCTCCGTGCTTGCGATGGTGTGTGCCAGGCGTTCGTAGTACCGACGATATATCCGCAGTTCGAGTAGGGTCAGCACGGAAACCGTGGTGTACGAATAGGCCCTTAAGGTTCGTCGCGAGCTTCCGCCATTCTTCAGGCTCCAGTATTTCCTGAAGAGGCCAATAGATATGGATGCCGTTTCCCGATCCCACGACAATAGGTTGCGGAAACCCCGTTTCGGTAAGAAAACATTGCAGCGCTGCATATGCAGCTTCAGCATCGGGATATGGCTTCCCCTCACCAGCATCCACGTCCGCCCAGAAAGCCGACACGTTGAGAACGTTGTGAGCAGTCCTGCCCAGCGTTCTCTGGTTTCGTGGAACATGACGGCTGTCATTTTCCGGCACCTTGAAGGTGGCGCAGGCGTGGTAGACGGTCTTGCCCAGGCCATCCTGCGTAAGAATGAAGTTCAGCAGGTCTTCGTGTGAGGCGAAGAACTGATTCCACTTCCGGTCTCCATCGACAACGTAGGCGCATTTGTACCCTTCATCCGGCAGTATGGCGCGGAGGAACTGAAGCGCTGCGCCTGTCGATGTCATTGCGGAGCTTCCTGATTGTCGCTGGTCGACCGCGGCGTTCTGTGAACCGGGAGAGTGGAAGCCTTTTCTCCCGTATCGCCACCTCAAGGGTCGCGAGACGCTTCAAAGCCGCTTTGTCCCCCGGTCCTTGCGGCGCATAGCCCAGAACCGCCCAAGTGCGAACCGTAGCGTAAGGTCGATCGAACCAGTTTTTCAAGTCCATAACTGTGAGGTCACCGCGAGCTATGCACTTCTGCAGTCGTTCGTTGAATGACTTACTCATTTCGTCTCATTTACTTTGTTGGCAGAGCGAATGCCTGGTTGAGTTGCTCCTCCAGCCCTGCAGGAGCCGGCGCCGGTTGCGCCATGCCAAATGACGGCTGAGGCGGCGCTTCAGGCGCAGGCGGGTTGCGTCGCAGGAAGGGTGGAATGTCGTCAGCATTTCCAGCGATAGCACCTCCTGCTTGCGCCAAGCCATTGGCAGGTGCGGCAGCTTGCGCCGCGGCATTGCCAGCGGTCTCAACCGTCCCCTTCGGCTTGTTAGGTCCACGGGTGCGGCGCGGCGTCGGTGCTCCTTCAGTCGTGCCTGCGAGCGGTGCCGTTTGCGCAGGAGGTGGCGGGGGCGGCGGTGCAAAGGCAGCAGGAGGCGCGGCCGCAGCCGGGGCCATGAAGGCTGGCTGGGCAATACCTGCCGGTGGAGAAGGCGGTGCTGCCTGCGGTGCAGCGGGTGCCAGTTGTGGGGCTGTCTGCGTGGGAGCAACCGGCGCAGGCAACGCGGCTGCTTGCTGAGCACCAATCGGCCGGGTATTGGGGATATCATTGCGACCCACCAAGGCGTCGGTTGCCTTGGCATCCACCGCTTGCGCCGTGCTCAGAGCCTCGTCGGCATTGGCGTCGGCCTCTTGTGCGATGGTCAGGGCATTGTCCGCCGTCGCCAGGGCGTCGGTCGCCTTGGCGTCTACTGCTTG